AGGTACTTCAAGAACGTATGCTGTTCATTGTATTAGCCCAGAGTTTGTCACAAACACTTCACAATATATTAGTGAAAAGCAAACGGGCACGATTGATTCTATTATCGATAATATTCTGAAGAAACATCTGAATACCAAAAAGAAGTTCACCACAGAGCCTACTAAGGGTTCTCAGACAAATCTAATCAGCCGACTAAGGCCATTCCAAGCGATTGACTTTCACAGAAAGCGTGCAGTCTCACAGCAGTACGCTTCGTCTTCATATTGTTTTTTTGAAAATCAAGATGGGTTCAATCTATTGTCCATGGAATATTGTTTAGATCGTGGTCAAAACAACATTAGAGCATCGTTCATCTATGACAAGACACAGACCACAGATTCGTTAAAGAACAACTATCGCAGTCTTCTGGATATTCAGCAAGTGACATTGGTAGACAATACCAAGAAGCACACTCAAGGTTCATTGAATAACACAGTTCGCAGGTTTGATTTACTTACAGGTAAAGTGCAGACAACAAACTATGTAAATATTCAGCAACAAAACAAGTTCAAATATGCTTCCAAAAAGCCTATTGCATTAAACACTTCTACATATGAACAGAAGTATGGTAACACGGCTGCGACCACATTACTTGTACCACATAGCAGTGAATATGCAGAAAACTATATTGATACATCAATAGGCCCAAAGCATTCATTTGTTACCAAAATGGGGCAGAATATATATCAGATGTATATTAATGGTGATGTAACGATCAGGGCAGGCGATGTTATCACCGTGAATGTACCAAACGTAACTGGTGACACTTCACCGACTTCTGACAATAGACTGTACGCTGGCAACTATCTTGTCAAAAGTTTAAGACACATTATATTGAATACACCATTATCTGGGCAATCGTATACGATGTCCATGGAACTGATTAAGGGCTTCTATGAGGATTATGCATAATGACTACAACTAGAATGGGTGAAAATGGGATTCGCTGGTGGCATGGTGTCGTTGAAGATATCAACGATCCAAAGCAACTTGGGCGCGTTCGTGTTCGTATTACCAATGAGCATGATGATCCCAAGATCAAAACAGCAGACTTGCTTTGGGCTACTCCTATTCAGTCTCCCACTTCAGCGGCGAATGCTGGTGTCGGCCAAGCACCTGTTGGTATGGTCAATGGAACGCATGTGTTTGGTTTTCATCTAGACGGCAATGAAAAGCAATTGCCGATGATCTGGGGCACTTATGCAAAGCTACCAAACGGCACACAGAATAGCAATGACGTACCAGCATTAGCGCGAGGCACAAATACGATTGCATCACAGCCATTCATGAATGAGCCAGCGTCAGCATATGGTGCAAAATATCCTTACAATCAAGTCACAGTAACACGATCTGGTCACGTGATCGAATATGACGATACTCCTGGGCATGAGAGAATCCGAATCTTCCACAAGTCAGGGACATACACTGAAATCAATAACTCGGGGCAAAGTGTGTCCAAGATTGTTGATGATGGCTGGGAAATAATCATTAAAAACAAACACGTTCAAGTGGGCGGAAACACAACAGTAATCGTCACAGGAAATTGCGATCTAGTTGCAAGCGCAATTACGATGACTTCCGATACAGATATATCCATGTATGCTCCAGGTGGTCTCCATGTGCTTGGATCGGGTATTACTACTAGTGGTGCAATCATGTCTGATACTGGAGTCTCGGGATCGTTTACAACACCAACTGGTGATACAGTATACGTTTCTGGTGGTTCTGTTACGGCAATAGCATAGAGGTTATACAATGACATCAACACCACCAACATCAGGTATTGCAGGAAACGGACCAGGGCTATTTGGATTCACTGCACCCACTGGTTCTGATACTACGCCATTAAGCCCTTGTAGTATTAATCCACCTGAAATACAGATCATCAAAGCAAAGCAGCGTACCGCGAAGAACGTTGCTGGTAAATCTCGGGCAGTCTCTGACGATGACATACAAATCGCAACAAAGCAGATCAATCAATTAGTCAACCAGATTAAGTATACCACAAACTGTGATAATCTACAGAAGGTTGTCAATCGAAATCTTAATACGATCAAGTCACAAGTTGCACATGCAGCCAAACAAGAACTTGCTATTGTTGAAAAGTATTTGCCTGTTGTGCATTTACCATCGCCTGATCCTACCTCTATTGTCAAGTGGCTTGGTAAACTTGTATTAGGTCCTATCTTTCCTCAAGTAGAAGCGCAGATCAAATATGTGGTCGAACTGGCACAACTTGCTGTTGCTGTCACAAAGCTTGTTGGTGTTATCGAGCAAGTTGCGCCGCGACTCGAGGCTTGTGTTATTTCTGAATTGAGCGAAATACAAAGTGAAATAAACTGCCTAAAGAATCTAGCCATAAATACCATTACTGCTCCTATTACTGCTGTTAAGAATGCAGTCATGACCACAGTAACTCAATTGCAGCATGAAGCAGTATCACAAGTCACTGGTGCATTAGGTCCGAATAATCCTATAACAAATAACATTGTAAGCAGAATTAATGGTGTTGCGAACTCTGTCGATTTCACCACAGCAACTGCTGCACAAAGTATCGTTAACGACATTTCAAACACAGTTAATGGCGCTGTGCAGCCCGCGCTTGATCGTGTTTCTCAGATGCAACAGCAAATCATTAATGTCATGGGACCATCTGGTAGTCAGGGTTATCCAATCTATGACACATCAAGCCCACAAAACTTTTTGAGTAGTGCTGATCAAATTGGAACTTCTCATTCCGACTTCGTACAGTCTTACGTGTCAAATGTCACAGTATCATCAACTCCATTTACTGGCACCGTGACTTCTGGCAATAATCAGATTATACACTATGATGTAAACACGGCCGTATCAATCGGTCAAGTGTTGGTTGCAGCCGATGGATCTATTCCAGCAAATACAACAGCAGTGTCTATAAGTAATACGCCTGGTTCATTCTCTGCAACTATCAGTACATCACAGTCCTCTGTCTTAACGATGTCGCCTATAGATAGTAATGTTGTGATTGGTTTGGCATTGACATCAACTGATCCCGCATTTGCTAATGGTTGTACAGTTACGAATGTATATAACAATCTAGTTACTGTTTCTGCTCCTTATTTAGGAACAACACCAAACACGATTACTTTAAACTATATTGTAAATGCTATTATTATGTCTAATAATGCTACATCATCAAATACAAGTGCAAGTATTACATTCAATCAAATACCAATTCCCGTAGCAGGAACATAATATGGCACAGTCATCGTTTAACCAAGACAAGTTCACACCGACTACCAAGCAATCACTTCTCTTTAGTGACATGTTTGATAGCTTTCTAGTGCATCCAGAGTTGCACGATCTTGTGTTAAGAAAAAACGAAGACTCTGTAAAACAATCTGTAATGAACATCATCTTGACTAACAAATACGAAAGACCGTTCAATCAAAACTTTGGTTCGAACATTCAGAACTTTCTATTTGAGCCAATGACATCATTTACACAGAATAACATTGAAACAGAAATCATGAATGCTATTAACAACTTCGAACCTAGAGCGCAACAAGTCAGTGTCGATGTTACACCAGATGAAGAGAACAATGCGTATAACATTAGCGTCTCATTTTACATGATAAATAGTTCAGCACCCGTTTATCTTTCGACCATATTATACAGAGTACGCTAATGGCAAATACCAATATCACGTTGACATCTCTGGACTTTGCTGACTACAAGAATAGTCTCAAAACTTTTCTACAGTCTCAGTCTCAGTTCCAAGATTATAACTTTGATGGTTCAAATCTCAGCGTAATCTTAGACCTATTGTCATACAACACATATATGAATGCGTTCTATATGAACATGGTCGCATCTGAAATGTTTCTGGACACAGCACAGCAACGCGACTCGGTCGTTCTTCGTGCAAAAGAACTCAACTACGTACCACGTTCTTTCAGATCATCATATGCTCTGGTTGATCTAGTTGTTGCAAATGTTGATCCATCTATTGTTTTGCTAACGATTCCATCAGGCACATCGTTTACTGGCAGAGCAGGCACAAACAACTACACATTCTCGACTAATCAAACAATCGTAGTGCAAGCCAATACAGATGGTAACTTCTATGCATCAAACGTTGCGATCTATGAAGGCACTTCGGTAACAGATACATTTACTGTACAGCCTGCATCCAACACAGATGTTCAACAGTTCACACTATCAAACCCAACTATTGATACCACATCACTATCTGTTGTGAGTATTGAGAATGGTGGTGCTAATGTTATTCCATATATACTTTCAACGACATTGCTTGATTTGACATCGAACTCAAATGTTTACTTTCTACAAGGTGCAGACAATAGCCAATATCAAATCATCTTTGGTGATAACGTTGTTGGTCGTAGGCCAGCAGATCAAGCGATTGTTGCTGCTACGTATCTTATCACTAATGGTCAGCTACCAAATGGTATTGCGACATTCACACCAAACGGCACACTAGGCAGTTCATCGAATATCACGGTGAACACAGTATCGCCAGCACAAGGCGGTGACATTGGCGAAGACATCAACTCGATTCGTTTCAATGCTCCACGCTACTTTGCAACACAAGAGCGCGCAGTTACGACATCTGATTATGAAACTCTTCTCACTGTAACTTATCCAGAGATCCAAGCAATATCAGTATATGGTGGAGAGACAACATCACCACCACAATACGGCAAAGTGTTCATCTCATTGAAGCTATATAACTTTGATAATATTCCACAAGATAAAGTTACAGAATATTCACAGTTCCTTGCAACTCGTGCGCCATTGACTATTGTTCCTGTGTTCGTTGAACCAGACTACACGTATGCTTCTGTTGCTACCACTGTCAAGTACAATATCAATCAGACAACACTACAGCCAGCAGATATCTCTACATTCGTTACATCTGCTATTCAGACTTACAATCTACAGTACCTTGACAACTTTGCATCAACTCTACTATATTCGCGTCTGGTAGAAGCAATCGATTCTGCACATCCAAGCATCATTTCAAATCAGACAGAATATTCTGTTATGAAGAAACTATTGCCAACATCTGCAACACAGAACTATACATTAACGTATAACATGCCATTCAACAATGAAGGTCAATCAGGAACTACTGTAACCAGCACTCAGTATATTGTTGATGGTGTTTATTATACCATTGAAGACACAGGCGCTTCATTTAATACCATTACACAAACATACACAGGCAATCTGATCGTATCTGGTCAGCCATCGAATGTTGTTGGTACTGTTGACTTCACTAACGGTGTCATTACACTAACCAACTTCTTTGTTGACTCATATGTAGGTGATGCTATTCGTTTCTATTGTCAGTTGCCAGAAAATGTCAAAGATGTTTCAACATCACAGAATGTTATCTTTGAGATTCCAAATGACGAAATCATTGTCAACGTCCAAATCGTAAGGCAGTAAGTTGAGCCAAGTCGAACAAACTATATCGAATCTGATTCCATCACAGTTCCCTTCATTCTATAATGAACAGGGACCTAATCTGATTGCATTTATAACCGCGTATTATGAATGGATGGAACAGTCATATGATGTGATACAACTAACTGTTATTGATTCGACTAGTGAGTTTGCTAATAACGAAGTTGTATACCAATCAGACTCAACAGGTAATATCATATCATCTGGCACAGTTGTGAGTATATCAGGTTCCACTATCACTGTCAAGAACATTTCTGGTACTTTTTTATCTAATACACAAATATATGGTGCAGCGTCAGGTGCTGTTGGTTCTGTAGCTGTCGCTGGTGCGCCTGTGCTGCTTGGTAATCCTATCTATATGGCTAGACAGCTAATGTCTTATGCTGACGTGGATACCACTCTGGATGACTTCCTGGTGTATTTTACCGATACGTATCTGAAGGGCATCCAGTATACATCACTAGCAGACAAAAGACTTACCGTAAAGAAAGTCCTTGATCTATACAGAGCAAAGGGTAACATTCGCGGGCTAAAGCTTTTGTTCAATCTGGTGTTTGGTGAAGATATCACTGTTTATCTACCAGGAGAAGATATTTTCACAACATCTTCTGGCACATGGATTGTTCCACAGTATCTAGAAGTCACTGCATCACCACGTAACGCAAGCTTTGTCGGCAAGACTGTAACTGGTGTTTCGTCTGGTGCAACTGCATTCGTTGATCATATTGTCAAGCGCAAGATCGGCGCACAGCTAATCAATCTATTTTATATCACAAATGTTTCTGAAAAGAACTTTCAGACTGGTGAACTACTCAGCTATGATAACGATCTAACCAACGTTCCTTTTGTCCTTGGTTCACTCAGCGAACTTATCGTGCAAGAAGGCGGATATGGTTTCAATGTTGGTGATATTGTTCCACTTAATGGCCAGTTCGGGGCACAGGGCACAGGTCGTGTTACTGGTATTTCAGACGTAACTGGTATCGTTAGTTTCATAAGAAATGATGGTGGCTGGGGATATGCAAATAATGCAAATGTTTTAATATCAAACACTGTCATTGGTCTTTCGAACGTTCACACAACATTACCTACAAGTCGTGCGCCATTTGAAAAGTTCTCTAAAGTAACTTTTGTTAATCCATCAAATCTATCTGCAAATCTATATGCAAACTCTTTTGCTTATGGTGCAAATGCTGCTGTTGCTGTTTATGGTGTTACTGGATCATTTACAGCAGGCGAGACAGTTACTACATCAGATGGCATTACAGCGAATGTAATAACATATTCATCAAATACTCTTGTTGTTACTGGATTATCAAATAGCTATTTTGGTACTGGTGTTACAGTAACAGGTCAAACATCTGGTGCCACTGCTACAGTAAACAACTTCACCACAGAGATTGGTGTTATTGGATTGACTGGCGCGCTCACAAACGCATACACATATGTTGTAGCGAACTATCCACGATACTTGACAGTTACAAGCAACACTGCCGCATTTGTTCCTGGTGAACTAATCTATCAGAGTAATGGTAGCGCGAACGTTGCCACAGGTATTCTATTAGCAGCAAACTCCTCGCAGTTGACATTGAACGTATCAAACGGTGCGTTCGTCACTACGTATCAAGTAAAAGGCAATGTGTCTAGCGCAAATGCTGTTATTTCTGCTGTCTCTGCTGCACAGAACGTTTCGGCCAATATCATCAGCATTTCAACTGGCACTTATGCGAATATGGTGTTGGGAGTAATCAACTCATCTGAAACGATCTTTGATTACACCAATATGATTGGTGGATATAATAGTAACGGTCAGCTATATCTTTCATTATCATTAAATGCTATTAGTTATGGATTCCCTAAGTTTCCATCGGCAAACTTGACTGTTGGTTATTTAAATGATATTCTATCGTTCAGCGTTCTACAAGTTGGCGAGATTGAATCTATTTTACAGACAAATCCTGGTGAAAACTATAATCATTCACCATATGTCGAAATCTATCAGCCATACGTGGCGGCACTTAACAAACAAGATTATGTAATCACTATTGCAAACTCTAGCGGTTCTTTCCTCTTAAATGAAGAAGTCACGCAGAATGTTGCAACAAATAATGCCATAACTGTAAATCTCACCACAAAGCCTTCATTTACTGCTGGTGAGTCTGTATATCAAGTAAACAGTACACCTGCTGGCACATATCTTGCAAATAGCGTTAGTTCTATTCTGTTGGCCAATACAGGTGCACCAAACTTTACTTCTACCTTTGCTGCGAATAACTATATTCTAATCGGCGGTAAAGACTTACGATTTGTCACTAGTGTTATCAACTCAACGGCATTACAACTAGCATCAGCACCAAGCACCGAGAATGTCGCATCTTCTGTGTCTATTCTATCTTCTATTGGTGTGGTATCGAATATTCCACAAGCGAATGTTCTTTATATCTCTAGCCCTATTAATACCGCCAACGTTTCGAATACAACAACATTTGTGGCTTCACAGAATGTTTTCGGATTAACGTCACTCGCAACATCGAATGTAAGTTCAGTCGGTCTCACATCATATGGCACAGCGATTGGTAAAGTTCTATCTGTAAATAATAATGTGATGAGTGTTCGTCGTTGGTCTGTCAATCAAGATTTTAGTGTAACTGGAAACAATATTGTTGGTTTACAGAGTGGTACTTCCGCAAATGTTGTTTATGTCGCCGCAAACACAATATCAAGCTATGCAGGCGATAATGCAAATGTAACGGCAAACGTTGTTACAGAAACAGGTACTGTCACATCACTTGCCGTTCAAACATCTGGTATTGGTTATGTCAATGCTGAAACTGTTACATTCTCATCGAATGATGGAACAAGAACTGGTACAGCTATTGTCAATCTAGGCAAACAAGGTGTTGGCGCTGGGTTCTACTCATCGACAAAGGGCTTTTTGTCTGCTGATAAGTATCTACAAGACGGTGAATATTATCAGACATTTTCTTATGAGATTAAATCATCACTCGATCCAAGTCAGTATGAACAAATGGTAGAAGATGTTGTTCACATGGCAGGAACTAAGTTGTTTGGCGCTGTTGTAAAAACAAGTACAATATCCAAGCAAGTGGAAATATCTAACGCTAATACTGGTCCGACTACACATTAGGATTAATAATGGGAACTACTACTCAACTACTCACAAACAAATATAGACTTCAGAATGCTCAGGCGTTTGTTAACTCTGTGTCTTCTGGATATTATGTATTTGCGGGTCAAGCTGGCACATGGACAAATGGTGTTCCTACACTATACGATAATCCAAACACGACCGAGTTTACTGCATACAACACAATGCTGTTCGGTAAAGCATTGAACTCCTCAGATGCTTCATTGATGATTACTGGTGTTGCATGGGGCTCTGGCTCAGTTTATGCAATGTATGATGACCAGAATACAAATCTTATTAATGAAAACTTTTATGTATACACATCAATAGGCACACCAGCGACTTATTATTATGTATGGAAGTGTCTATACAACAATAACGGTGCAGCATCTACAGCACAGCCACTATACAGCGATACGATTGCTGGTGATCCATATTATGAAACATCTGATGGATATCAGTGGAAATATATGTACAAGTTCCCCGCTTCGTTGTATAATACTTTTGCTACTGGCGGATATATTCCAGTTTTACCTGATGCCAACGTAACAAGCAATGCAGTTTCTGGTGCAATCGACGTTATTGTTCCTGTTGATGGAAATAATAATATCACAGCAACAACTGGTTCTGGATATAACAACTATTACAATAATACATTTTCAGCGTCGTCTGTGACAAATACCACATATCCTTTGATTGTTCTTCCGACAGACGCATCGAATATTAATCAGTATTATAATGGCTGCTATCTATATGTGACTTCAGGCACAGGTGCTGGTCAATATAAGCAAGTCACAAGCCACTATTCAAACACAAGTGGTACATATCTAACACTTGCTTCACAGTTTTCTACCGCACCAACCAATGGCTCTCAGTATATTATTGCTCCTGCTGTTACGATTCTGAATAGCAGTGATGCAAATACCTCTGCGGCTGCAATCGCTCTAGTCAATGCGGCTGCTGGTAATAGCATCTATCAGATCCAGGTTCTAAATCGCGGTACTGGTGTATATGCTGCTGGAGCGTATGTAAACGTTTCTCCTGCTGTTGGTGTGTCAAACACTGCAACGATTCGCGTCATCGCTGGTCCAGAAGGTGGCCATGGTTCCAACGTAGCAGCCGAGTTGTTTTGCAATACAGTTGGCCTAAGCATCACATTTGCCAACTCAGAAAGTAATACAATCCCAACGGTAAGCGATTATCAGTCTATTGGTATTATTCGCAATCCATTATTCTCTAATGTTACGTTTACTGTTTCTGGAAATACAGGATTATTCACTGTAGGTGAGACAGTCACACAAACAATCGGTAATACTGTTTCGACTGGTATTGTCACAGATGCTTCGCCATTAGAAATCACCAATGCAAGTTCTACATGGGCAGTGTCAACAAATAGTTCTTCTGGTCTGATCCACGGCACAACTTCAAATACATATGCTCAGATTACAGCATTTACTATTAGTGGCAAAACAAAACCATTTACCACATTCACACAGTTCTATCAATATGGTGGATATTATACCACAACCACTTTTAGTTCTGGTCAATCTGTTTATCAGGGCAATCCAACGGTAAACTCTATTGCTAACTCGACAAGTCAACTCGTGGCAAATGCGATCTATTACGCAGGTAATACAACATTAGTATATGTTACAGATAAGTTTGGTCCAATCTATTCGAGCAATACGATAAACTCATTCTCTGTGGCCGCTAATGGCACTGTCACATCACAAGACACTCAATCATTCACTATAAATACAGTAACACCACCAGATTTGGTACCAGAAAGCGGCGATGTTCTTTATATTGAAAACTTTACGGC